TTGTAATTGAATAGGCATCTGGATCAGTCAATGTTGCGACAGTAAACCCGTCAAACACTTCTGCTCCTCTAAAACGTACTTTGTCCCCGGTACTTCGACCATGGTCATCTTCAAAGACCTTAATAACCGCACTCCCTGCTGTTGAAAGAAAAGGGTTGTTGGTCAACAAAGCCTCTGCAACGGGTTCTGTTCTAGCAGGACGGGGGTTGCGCAGAGCTACTGGGTCCGCTGCAAAATGAGGTGGGTTTAATTGAGGTTGTTTTGGACTCCATTGATCGGGCCCAACTAATAAACCGTCCCAGGTCATTTTCATGTCCCTTAAACGGTAACGGAACCCTGATATATCACATATACCCCATGCTTTTTTACCCGCTGCAAAAGCCATTAGATAATGGTCCTAGCCGGTAAAAAACGAGAGCTTACAGTGTCAATGTTTTCAGAAGCAGCTCGTTGCCATTCCTCGTCATATATTTGTTTGAGCATCTGCACGCGATCCGGAACCCTTTTAATAGCTATATAATAAGCCAGTCCTGCGGCCATCGCGGGAAGAAACTCAAAAGTTATTTCTAAAGTATTGGTGTAAATGCCTGCGTCCTGTATGCGTGTTAGAGCATAATAACGAAAAACGTCCGTAGAGTTTTCCGGCGCCGGGTACAAATACAGTTTCGGGGTTATGCTTTTTTCCACATAAAACTGAGTTGATCTTGATTTAGTGCTTTTGTTCGGAAGATAATGATAATCACTCCTACTGATCCTATTAACCTGATAATCAGTTGAGGTGCTCCCAGAAGTACGACGGATAACCGCAGACAAAACATTAACTAGGTCTGTGTCAAGATCATAACTGGTGGTGCCTTCGGTCAGCGCTTCTGTTCTTTCAACAATAAGCCAGAGATTTAAGCCTCGGTTTGCCCATTCAGCAAACATAAGATTAAGGGACCGCCTAGCTGTTTCCAGATCGTAGCCGGTCCTTAATTCTAGTCCACAACGTTCAAACGATTCTTCGATCAACTCGTCGACGTTTAGATCGAACGTAGTTGTCTCTGACGTGGCCATTAGTTGTTAGGCGCTTCGTAATATTTCAAAAACTCGCACCAAACCGTGTATTCATTGCCTGCGTCCGATGTTGAAGGAATTACGAAAAGAACGTCTCCCGAATAGCCTGACGCTTCCGTATTAACTAAGCCCCCAATGGTGCTAAAATCAAACGTGTTGTCATAAGCCAGGGTCAAAAAAGTAACGTCCGTTGTTGCGTCCCAATCAAGTGATGCCGGTGCATCAGGGGCACCGCTCACGGTATACCATATTTTATTTAAAGCCACATGCGTGCATGTTTCTTTATTCGCCGACTGGTTCAAAGCTGAAACGTCGACTAAAGTGGTACTACTGGCGCTTCCATCTGAAAGAACGGAACAATAAACTATGAGTTTCTTGTCGTAGTCATATTGAGTAGTGGGTCCTGTGACTGTATTAGCCATAATCTACCCCCTATTAAGCGTCAGCAAATGGTGTTACTAAAGTTCCTGAACCAAGTAGCTGTGCTGCAACATGGTATTTAGCGCTCGCCATTGCAGTAATAACTACAATGCTTCCTACTAAACCGCCTTTAGTTGTGCCGTTTTGTGTAAAGGTGTCATTAGACGACGCAGAAATAAAAGTCTTGCCTGCTGCACTGTCATCAATACCGGTATAAGCGCCACCGACATATTTGTCAGTGCCATCGGTTGTGATGTCCATGTCTGTTGCTGCTGTTACAACAATAAAAGTGAATTGAGCTCCTAGATTACATAACTGGTTTGGATCCCCTTTGTCCGTAGGTTCTGTAACAACAATGCTGGGAAGTGTAAACACCCCGTCCGCATCATTGCACAATAATACCTTACCGGCATGAGAAGCCACCGTTATGGTCGTGTTAGCTGTTAAACTAACAACTGAGCTATAGCCTGCTCCAATAAATCCAGCGAGGGATCTTACAGGTCCTGAAAAGGTTGATTTTGCCATAATTTTTTCTCCTGAAAAAATAAGTCCTATTGTCTTGGCTTGTCTGCTAGGTCAGTCGATAGGACAAGTTAACCCTAGGTACACTAAACATATTACTTGGAAAAAATACAAAAAGAAAGAAAAAAGGGGCCGAAGCCCCTTTCTCTGTAATACTGAGTAAGAAAGTGTATTACAACTTCCAATTTAGCTTATTGCTTATGCTCCGGGGCTGCCAAAGACTGCTCGGGGGTCAGACCACCCAAACGAATATCTTTCGCGAGCCTTGTATCGTACATTACCAGTATCAAAATCCGCTTCCATTGAAGTCTTGATTGGTGAACGGTTAAACATTTTGAACCCGTTCGGACAATCAGTCTTAATGAACCACGCATCTGTATCAGTAAGATAATGATTTACGGTATAGCCTTCTGGGACCATGCCCATATTGCGTATAGCGTTAATATCATTGTCAGAAGTTGCTGTACGTCCTTGAGATTCCATTAAACGATCAGCGGTGAATTGAAGCTCTTTAGGAAGAATTAGTCTCATTCCTTGGAGAGCAACTTTTAGTCCCCGCTCATCAGTAAAGGCCGCAATGTCGATTAGTGCTTGTTCTAATGAAGTTTCATTAAGGTCAGCAGACGTTGAAAGCTCATTACGCAAATTAGCGCCACCCACAGTTGGATGGTCTGTTGCGCAAAGTTCTTTCGTGTCGCCGCCAGGATAACTTGAATTGAACGCCCTATTCAGGACAGAGGCTGCTTTTACTTGCTTGGTGTTCGACATACTTCTAGCAGCGCACGAGTGTATCTTGCTGACAATTTGTCATAAAGATTATCCTCGATAGCTTCTTCAGTAATGCTGAATGCCAATGCAATCGTTTCATGGGTATATCTAGACGTAAAGGCTTCTTGTGCTTGATCAAATGCCACTCCGGCTCCTTCTGATTTAACAGGTGCTGTATCGAAACCAGTGAGCATAACCTCTTCTTCAAAAGCCCGGTCACTAGACTCAGTATCATAAATTGCTTCATGTTCTTGGTCATAGCGACTGTACTCTAGTCCAAAGAGAGCATTTAAGCCAGGTAGCAATTCTTTTACGAGTTGCGCTCTACTTATAGCCATTATTTACTCCTTATGTTCCAGCTACAGGACCTCTGTAAGCGTGCTCATTGATTATTACAACCAAATTTGCATTATCCGCTGTGAGATCCCCGTTAGCATCATCTTGAACCGCACCCATAATCTTAAGCTGTAAAGCTTGGGTGGTGTTTATTGTGCTTGAATCAAGCTCTCGAGTGCTTACGCCCGTTGTTGTACTACCGCCAATACCATCTGTGTCTGCATTTCTGCCTACACAAGTTACTGCTGAGGCACCATCTGCTTGTATTACAAACATTTGGTTAGGGTCGTCATAGATATATGCTTCTATGGCGCCACTTCCGAGTGCAGTCGTATCCGCTGGGTAATAATTCTTAAAGGTCGGAGTGCCGTCAGATGCAACATAGTAGCAATGTGAAAATACGCCAACAATGTTAGCAGAACTAGCTGCTGCCCTGTTGATATAACCACCTGCGAATATAACGATATCACCTTGAAAGATGCTTGTATTATATCCAGCGGGTGCAATATTGTATTTGTTTGCTTCTTGTACAGCCGAACCAACATTAAGACCTTTGTACGGACGAAGCCCGAAGGCTTTATCTACGTTAGCCATTTATTTAGTCTCCTAAATAACGATGAATTATTAATATTACCGATAAAAGATTAGTTGTCGTCAACTGCTCTCTTACCGCCCAAAGTTACACGAGTTTGTCGATTTGGTTTTGAAACCGACATGGAGGGATGCGAGCCGTCTCTAAAGTAGTCGTTATCAACAGCGTCCATTTGTCCTTCAGTTCTTGAATCGAAATGGTGTTGCCGTTCTTTTACGGTTTCTTCAGGTATACGNGCTAATATCAGCCCTCCTACCCCAATACATCCTGCGTGTTTGCCGTCTTCAATGGTGGGAGCTTCAAAGTCCGGATATTCGTCTGCTCTCACAGGTTCGTATCCTTCACGGAGTCTTGCTGACATGTTTTTTGTGTCAGATTGTCCGCGGACCTCTGTTCTTACCCATCTATGTCGATAACCTTCAGGGGCTGGGGGTGCATCCAATGCGGATGGTGGAGACCAAGGTCTACGCCGAGATTTTTTTTCTCGGGTATCGGTCTCGCGTGAAGCTCGAGTTGTTTCTTTTACGTCTGTTGTGGTTTTATCCATTTTTTACTCCTTCACGTATTTTGCGTACTCTTCTAGTGGCACACCTAATTTTTTGGCGATTGCAACCTGTGATGGTGTGAGTCTCACAGTGGTCTTACCGCGCCCTTTTTTCGCGCTGCGTGTTGCAGATGCGACCGTTTGAGCGGGACGGTTGTCTTGTAAATTAGAGCCTCCATTAAACCTATGTGGAAACTCCTCCCTTATTCGTTTGTCTATCTCATCATAATACGCATCTTCCGATCCGTCAAACCCTTCTTCTTCGGTTAATGTTCGATGCAATACAAAACTGGTCATGGTCATAGCGGCATCTTTTCCAAACCAATCATTTTTTACTGCCCATGCTTCTGCCTTTGGATCAGGAGGCGGGGGAGCAGCTTTCGAAGGAGCTGCGGTTGTTGCTGCGGCTGCTGTAGCCTGTTCCGCTATATTAACCTGTAGTTTCCTTCTATCATTCAAGGACTTAAGGTTTTGAGCCTCAACGGCTAATCGTGCCAGTTTTTGTTGGGCATCCACCTGCTTATCCACGTCATCATTTTCGGTAGCGTGTCTAAGCGCTGTTTTTGCAGATTCTGTTTCTGTAGTGATCCTGTTGGCAAACTCCACAATATAGTTTCCGTCAAGTGTGGAATTTCTTGTTTTTAGTTTTGTGTTCTCTGTTTTTACATTTTGTGCATACTCTGTGGCAGCTTTCTCTCTTCGTTCAGCCTCTCTTAGTTTCCCGGTTAGTTTGTTAATCCGGGTTTTAACGCTTTTACTGTAGCTTTCAAGCTCATCGGGTTTTTCTTGCTCTACCTCTATGACCTTTACTTGGGGTATTTGTTCTTCCTTAACCGTTTCTTGTTCGACTTCGGTTATTATGGCTCCTTCTTGTGGTAGTTCGACGTCGACGGCAGGGCCGGAAACATCCAGGTCCACCATTTTTTCTTCGTCTGTTTNNGTTAGTTCTTGTGCTGGCATG